TCGGGTTGTTTTCTCTGCTAAAAAGGTATCATATACTTTATAGGGTATAATTCTATAGTGATATAGAAAGCGTAAGTCAAACTTTAAGTTATGACCTATGAGAGGTTTACTTTCAAGTAAGTCTTTAAAGTATCCTATGTCTACACTCTTAACGTCTACAACAAACTGATGTTTGTCATTACCCATCTGTATAGTAATAAGTTCAGAAGTATAAGGATCAAATCCAAGTGTCTCTGCGTCAAAACCTACCCAGTCTAGTGTTTCTAGGAATTGTAAAGCCATCTCTTTAGTAGCTATTACAACTTCTTCGTGTCTGTTTTTTATGTTTTTAATTACATTCGGATTCTCTGTTACTAATCCTATCATTCTATCATTTTATTAATTTTTCCACAATTCTTAAATAGTCTTCATAAACTGCGTCAAGTATCTGCATTCTTTCATCTAGAGAATATTCTCTATTTTCTGCAGAATGCAGTGCTTCTAGATAAATATCATAGATTTCTTTTCTATCATTATTGGTTAACTTAAGTTGTTTACCAGCTAACTCTAAAAGTTTTTCTGTTTCATCTTCAGACCATTTACGGTTAATTGATTTACCTAACTCCCAAACATGGTGAGGAGTATACATATTACAAACCTGACATCCAGGTAGCATATTATGTAAATTAAATCTTGTAGCAGTCTTAGTTCTACTTACAAAGTGGCAACATTGAAGATTCCTTCTAGGAAGTTCTTTACCACATGCGTGACATTTTTCTTCATGTAAGGCTCTAACTAACCAAGATGTAACTTGGTCTAGCTTTGCTTGAGTTATAGTCTCTGCTTTCTTCTTACGAGCTTTTGCTTTACGTTCTTTAGCTTTTTCTGCAGCTACTTTCTTAACGCAATATTGACAAAGTTTTTTAGTTTTATTAGCGTATGGTCTTTTCTTACCACACTTAGAGCATATAGTCTCTTTTTGTTTTCTTACTGGTTCTCCTTTTACAGGAGTTTTTTTAGATTTAGGTTTTCTATTTAGCATATCTTATACAAATATAAAAAAAGGGGAGTATAAAACCCCCCTCTTTAAACTAATTAATGGAAAAATAGATATGTCTAGAAAACTAAAAACAAGTAGACAATTGCAAACTTACTACAATTATCTAATATAATAGTTATAGTAGACTTCTTTTTTCCACATTTTTATTCACTCTCTTTTAAACTTCTTGAAAATTTAAGTACTTGCTCTAACTCTAACATCTGACCGAGCTTTTGAGTATACTCATACTCGTTATCTGTTCTTTGATTAGTTAATTCAGTTATTCGGTTGTTAACATAGTCAATAATTTTACTACGCATTTCTTTTCTTACCATAATAATCTCAATTTCATGAGAGGATAGTCTTCTTCTTTTTCTTTCCATATTTTAATTAATTTTAGTCTAGGTTTTGTAACCACTTGATTTCTTCGTTGTGGTTTAGTTTTAAATAATAGTTTACTTTTTGAAAATGATTACATTCCCAAGGTTGTCCAGAGTATATAGACGCAGCAGGATGTGAAGATTCTAGTATATAGTGTTTATCTTCATTAATTAAGCTTTTATACTTCTGCGCTTCTTTACCCCATAGTAGAAATATAATCCCGGAGCTTTCATTTAACGTTTCTATTACAGCTTTAGTAAAGAAGGCCCACTGTTTAATATGTGATCCAGCTTTACCTTTAACTACAGTTAGTCCTGTATTTAAAAGTAATACACCTTGGTCAGCCCAAGTTCTCATATCTAAGTCTTCAGGAAAACTTAAATCATCTTTATATACAGTATCTTGTAGATTCTGATATATAATTCTAAGAGAGGGTGGTTTAAAGTCAGGATTATTAGGAGCAAAGGCTAGCCCACATGCTACAGGCTCACCTTTGTATTCGGTTGGATAAGGGTCCATACCTAATAAAACAACTTTAACATCTTCAAAAGGCGTAGTATTAAACGCTTTGAATATATGTTCTCTGCTTGGGTATATTGTTTTGGTCTTCTTTTCTTCTGCTATAAATTGTGCTAGTTTTTTAAACTCATCTGATTCTATGGTAGGTCTTAGCCTTTTATACCACGTATCAGACATATCTATTAGTTTTTTCATATTAAAAATGTTCTGGATAATCTTTCTTGAGTTCGTTTACTATTTGGTTAAAACGTTTTACGTATAATTTATCACTGTTAATCTCCATAATATTATCGTGTATATTTTTACCATTAATAACAGTACTATGATCTCTTGATACAAGTGATCCTGTTCTAGATAAAGAATATTGAAAATTTCTGTTCATAATAACCATGAATTGATTTCTTGCATAAACTACTTCTAGTCCCCTATATCTAGATAAAATAACATCTGGACTTATTTCATGTGCTTTACTTACTACATTAAGTATTTCAAATTCTATTTCATTTAAAGTACGAGAATCCTTACCTCCATAATGTGCTAATATTAAGTTTTGTTGAGTCTGTGCATCCATTTTAGCTAATTGAGGCCTAGTAATATGACGTTTACCTAGTTCGTGTTTAGGTCTTTTATTTCTTTGTGTTCTATTAATAGAGCTAACTATATCCATAGAGTTCTGTGCTTTAAATAAATTAATATTTAAAAAGCTTTTAACGTTTCTATCTTCTTTAATTTGCTTTATTAAGCTTTCTTTGTGCAGAGAAGATTTACCAAATCTCTGCACACTTAGTTCTGCTACATACTCCAGTATATCTTTTACTGTTAGTAATTGTTTCTTCTCCATTTTATGTGTATTTTTTTATTAATTCTAGTAGTTTTTCTTTTCCGTGATTTTTATATATCTCACTTGGATCCTTACCTAAGGCACCATCATGTTCTATATTAGGTATAGCATACTTACTTGCAAGTTTACGGGAACCTTTAATACCTGGCTCATCTGCATCAAACCATACATATATTTTCTCAAATCTATTTTTTAACAGATTATATGCATTCTGTGAAACAGGAGTATTCTCACTTCTTACAGCTACTGCATTTATTCCAAGTGAGTGTAGAGTCATAACATCTTTTAGACCTTTAGTTATGATTAGTGTGTTAGCTCTATGAGGTAATTGCGTATAGCCTTCTAATAATCCTCCAAAGAAGTTAGTTCTCCACTTAGTTGCTGGTTTAGAAAACGGACGGTATAATTTGAATCTGTCTTTTTCTGTATATCTATAACAAGGATCGTGGTCATTATTTACATACCATAGTCTATTTGATATCCATGCTTTTTCTACTCTTCTAATGTTATAGAATTTCAGTATTTCTTCTGTTACACCAAATTGTTTCCAGTAATCGTAATCTTGTTTTTTAAATCTTGTAACTCTTACTTTAATGCTTGCGGGTTTTATTTCAGGGACTTTAAATAATTTAGTCTCTTCTTCTAGTTGCTTTTTATCTTCAAGATTTAATTCTGTTAAATGAAAATCAGACTCTATCTTGTATAGTATATCTGGGAATGTATATCCTGTTCTCATACAAGCTACTTCTATAGGAGTATACTTTAATTGCTCCGTAGCAAAGTCAACAAAATATAAATTACCTGACTTACTCCAATAAAACTTACAACTAGGATTAGAATCATCTCTAAAAGGATTTAAATAAAGCTTACCTATAACTACATTATCATTAAAGTAGAAAGACATAATTCTTTCTTGACCTAGTATATCGTATATTTTACGTACAGTTGGTCGTATTTCTAGTTTAGTTAAGTCCATATTAGAAAAATAAAAAGGGGATCCGAAGACCCCCTTTGTTGTTTTACATTAAGAAAGGATTTTCTTCTTCTTTTGATGTGGATGATGTTATCATTGAATCATCTGCAGAAGAGCTAGCTTCTACTTCGTTACTCTCTGGAGCATCTTCTTGAGAATACTCAGAGAATACATAACCATCATAGAAAGATTTAAATCCATAATCTCCCTCAATCTGACGCTTATCATAGTCACTTAATTTACTACCTAGAGTCATAAAGTGTCCTGTGAATACATCTTGGTACTGCCAATCTCTAACACCCATCATTACCATAACACCGGCATTGTTGTTGTTAAAGAATTCAAAGAACTTCTCTAGTTCAGCTCCGTTACCTTTGATAAGGTCTTTCCAATTACTAAGCTTCAATGGCTTTGTACGTGGTACAATGTTACCGTAAGCTTTAAGTAGCTTATAGATAGTTTCTTCACCAGGATATGCTTCTCTAGCACTATCTATGTCTAAACGCATAAACTCTTTAACTTTTTGTTGATTAGCGCTTAGTTCAGATAAGTTATTAGCCCACGAAGTTTTAGCGTAGTTATCAATGTATTGTTTTTTACCTGACTTAGACTCACGTGGCTTGTTTCTAATAAACACAGAAAACTTACCTTTAAGGTCATGCTTAGAATCAGGATGACTTTCATAAAAGAAATCTAGGCGAGTAGTAATCTCTGCATCTTCTTTTACATAATTAGGGTCCTTTACTTTACTTTCTTCTATGCCGTAGAAATCAGCAATTTGTTTAGCGGATGGGTTAACCATTTTGATTTGAATAGGCGCTAACCCTGTGTACATTTTCTTTGGTCCGTTTGATGATGAGGATGATGATCCTACTTCTAGTTCGTTTAAATTCATGATTTTAGTTTTTTAATTGTTTTTTGTTAATTGGTTTTTATTTAATAGTTGGATATATTTTATCCCAGTGTGTTTTGTAGCCAGTCTTTGTTTTTTCTGAGATAAGAAGTTTACCTGTTAAGTGTGGTACACGAGAACCACCAATAAGGTTATCATTATCTACCTCGAAAGAAAGATATCTTTTATCTTCATCAGCTACAAGCTTAGCTAAAGTACTAACTCGTACAGTTAGCATGTTCTTAAGTTTACCTGTCAAGTTAATTTCATGGCCAGAAATCATATCTGCACCACCATCTTGCTTAATATACTTATCTTTTACGTGACCTACCCATATACGGTAAGGAACTAAAGAACTTAATAGTTCTATTTGGTCCATAAACCACATACGAGGAAATCTCCATCCATTACCATCACCAAGTGTAGTAACAGACTTCCATTCTGCATCTGTATGGTTTAATACTCTTCCTGTTTTAGGATCACGATTAAAGTTTTTACCTATTGGAGTACTCATATATTTATAAGTACCTGCAATATCAGACCAAGAATCTAGAACTGTTAAGCTATCGATAATTAGATAATCGTAAGTTCCAGGATTTTCTTGTAATTCTTTAATCACTTCTTTGTAACGAGAGATTGCTTCTCTAAAACTATCACTAGGGTTTTCATAACAGTTAACGTAATAACCGTCAACATAATCAGTACCACCAGCTTCTAAGTTTAAGATTAATCCTTTGCCATCTAGTTTTTTAGTTAACTCTGCCATGATAGTTGTTTTTCCCATTTTTGGTTGAGAATAAACAATCAAATCTTTTGGCGCTTTTTCTGTTGATTTAACAACTTCTTTTGGTAATATAGACATATAATTTTAAAAGTTAGTTTTTTTAATGTTCTAAGTTATAATGTGTTTTCCATCCATAAGATAGAATAAATAATTCTACCTGCATTTTTCTACTATTTTTAGAATATCGAGGAGGAATAACATCTTCATACTCTTTAGGGTTTTTAGTAATTTTTTCTAAGAGTTTTTCCCTAAACTCTTCTTGTTGCTCTTCTGTCCATTCATGTTCCATGTACCACTCAGGATTATCAAAATCGATATCCTCAAGTTTTACTCCGACTGCTTCACACATCATTGTTAGTACTTTGGTCAATCCTGGTCCAAATTTTTCTTTACTCATTTTCTTTCATTGTTTTTATTTTATTTTTAAGTTGTTCATAATAATTGTTTGTCACCATTTCTTCTGGTCTTGGTAACTCTTCAAACTCTCCATTAGCTCCATTAAAGAATAGTCCTACACTAGAGTTTTCTAAACCAAAGTGTCTGTCTTTAAGGATCTTTAGAGATCGATAGGTCTTACCTAATAAAGAGATGTCATAACCATTATGTACAGGAATATCATACCTAGAAGGATTAAATAAACCTATAACTACTTCGTAGTCTTGATGTACACCTTTATTAATGTGTAATTCTTCTAGAGAAGGCTCTAGCTTTTCTTCTATAAGATTACCTCTAGAGCTAAATACAGCTTTTTCTGATGAAGGTGTTTGTTGATGTACAATAATGTTTGCAATCTTGTACCTTTTAGAGAATACATCTAGTATGTAGTCTTTGATCATAAAGTCAAATGTCTGATAAGAAGTTAGCTTCATTTTAGTATCAGGTGCTGTTTCGTTAGAAAGCAAACTGATATGGTCCAAAATAAAGAAAACCCAGTTGTCTTCTGACTTATACTCGTAGTGAGATAAATACTTTTTAGTATTACCAAACTTATCAGTAGACTCTTTATACTTATGTTCTCCTATTTCAGGATTATCAAAGTAAGACTTAACATGTTTTGCAATACCTGTAGG